TCGACGGCGGTAAGGTTAGCCAGATGATCGGCAGCGGCGTGCCCGGCGTGCGCTACGCCCCGATATGTACAGCGCAGACCAGTAATGGCCAAACGTTGATCCTGCCCGAATACGGGAACGGACAGCTCGAGGTAACGCTGTAATGCCGGCTCGCCCCAAGTCGATCTGTCGCGCACCAGGCTGCGGCAAGGTAATCGACGCCCCAGGGCACTGCGACAAGCATAAGAAGGCAGTGCAGAAGCAACAGGACGAGCGCCGCGGCACTGCGGCCGAGCGTGGGTATGACAGCAAGTGGGCGAAGGCCCGAGCGTACTACCTGCGCAAGCACCCGCTGTGTGTGTACTGTCAGCGCGAGAACCGCATTGCTGCGGCCTCGGTCGTTGACCACATCGTTCCGCACAAGTTGAAAGAGGCGCTCGACTCGAAAGATCCCGAGCGGATCGCTCGGGCCAGGCAGCTGTTCTGGGACTCCGAAGGCAACTGGCAGTCCTTGTGCAAGCCACATCACGACAGCGCGAAGCAGGCAGAGGAGCGGCGCGGATTCGTTGCGTCGTAGCAACACGATTCCTGACCTTGGTCGAATCGTGCGCTGACGCAACAAGTAGGGGATGGGGCTTCAACTCTCTGGGGCGGGCCAGCTTAAAGACCGGCCACGCAGCTTCTTTTTCATATCCGCAATTCAAACTTTAGGAGTGCGTCAGCATGCCAAAACCCCGAACACCTTCGGCGGTGCTGGAGGCTCGGGGTGCTTTCGCAAAAGACCCGGCTCGGCGCCGTGAAGACTTCCAAGCAGGCGAGTTCGAGCGGGAGGCGCCGGCCTACTTCAACGAGGGGCAGCGCCAGGTGTGGGATGAGATCGTCGACCTACTGCCTGCCGAGGTGCTTCAGTCCACGGACCGCATGGCGGTGGAGTTGACCTCTCGCCTCATCGCCAGGTTCCGCGATCTGGAGGACGACAAGGTGACGATGGCACAGGTCGCGCAGATAAGAACGGCTTTGGCCAGCCTTGGCATGACACCCGCCGACAGATCCCGCGTCTCGGCCAAGAAGAAAGCACCGACAAACGCCTTCTTGGCACTGGTTACCAAGAAGACCTGACTATGGGATTGATTGGAGCGGACTGTAGGGATGGGGTAGGGCAACCTGAGGAAATTATCACTAGAGCTAAAGCCAGGAAGCTGGGTCTTATCTATTACTTTACTGGTGCTCCGTGTAAGAACGGACAGGTGGCTAGGCGGCAAACATCGAATTGCACTTGCAAATGCAACCTCTGCCAACAACGCCAAAACCGAGCCGGGAAAAAATGGAAGACGCGGAATCCCGAGAAGGTTAAGGCAGCCATGGCGGCTTGGAACGCGAGGCCGGAATCGCGCCGTGCTATTGCGGAGTGGAGCCGCACCAACAAGCATCGGCGAAACGCAATCACCGCGCGTCGCGCTGCGAAGAAAAACAAAGCAACTCCGATTTGGGCTGAGCGGGAACTCATTGCCGAGGTTTATCGGCAAGCCGCTCTCAGGGATTGGCACGTCGATCACGTGGTTCCACTGAATTCGCCACTTGTGTGCGGCCTACATTGCTGGGCCAATCTGCAGATACTCAGCCCTTCTGAAAACTGCTCGAAGGGTAATTTTCACTGGCCAGACATGCCATAAGAGCGAACTATGACCGATGCCCAAAAACTTCGTTTCCATCGCAGAGAAATACGCGCGAGATGTAGTTGCTGGGCGCATCGTAGCTTGCAAATGGATCAGGCTAGCGTGTAAACGCCACTTAGATGATTTAAAAGCGAGCACAAAAAAGCGAGCTAAGTATTTCTTTGACGAGGAGGCGGCGCAGAAGGTTTGCACCTTCCTGTCGCTTATGCCTCATACCAAGGGGCGCTGGGCGAAAACCCGTGAGCTGATCGAATTGCAGCCATGGCAGTGTTTTGCTTTCTGTGCGCTTTTCGGCTGGAAGATAAAAAAGAACGGTCGTCGGCGCTACCGTCGCGCGTATTTTGCCGTCCCGAGGAAGAACGGAAAATCAATTATCGGCTCGGGCATCGGTCTTTACATGTTCGCGGCAGACGGCGAGTTTGGCGCCGAGGTTTATTCTGGCGCGACAACCGAAGCGCAGGCATGGGAGGTGTTCCGCCCGGCTAAGCAGATGCTTGAACGCACTCCTGAGCTGCAAGAGGCGCTGGGCGCCGAAGTTTGGGCGAAGGCGCTGCTGGTGCCTTTCGACGGCTCGCGGTTCGAGCCGGTCATCGGCAAGCCTGGCGATGGCGCATCGCCATCTTGCGCGATCGTGGACGAGTACCACGAGCACGACACGTCGGAGCTGGTCGACACGATGGAGACCGGCATGGGCGCGCGCGACCAGCCTCTACTCCTGATGATTACAACTGCGGGGTTCAACATCGCTGGGCCCTGCTTCGATCAGGAGCAAGAAGCCAAGAAGGTACTGGAAGGAACGCTGGACGATCCAGAGCTGTTTGCCCTGATCTATACGATCGATGACGCCGACGACTGGACCAGTCCGGCGGCGCTGCGCAAGGCAAATCCGAATTTTGGGATCTCGGTCGACGAGGACTTCCTGCTGGCGCAGCAGCGCCAGGCGGTGCAGAGCGCATCAAAGCAGGTGCGCTTCAAGACCAAGCACCTGAACATCTGGTGCTCGGCCAAGTCGGCCTGGCTAAACATGCTCGAGTGGAACAAATGCGGCGACGCTTCACTCAAGCCAGAGCAGTTCGCCGGATGCGACAACTGGGTGGCGCTCGATCTTGCCAGTACCTCAGACGTATGCGTCGTGATGCAGGTGTTCAAGAAGCGGATCGAAGGAAAGGATCATTACTACCTTTTCGGCAAGTATTTTCTGCCCGAGAACGCGATCGAGAATGACCCCAAGAACCACAACGCCTATCGGAAGTGGGTGATTGACGGCCACCTCGAACAGCACGATGGTGCAGAGATCGACTATGACCTGATCCGTGAGCACATTGCGGAGTTGCTAACCAAATACCAGCCGCACGAGGTCGCATTTGACCCATGGAAGGCCGCGCATCTGGCGCAGCAGTTGATGAAAGACGGCGCCCAGGCCGTTGAGTTTCGGCAAACGGTACAGAACATGTCGGGGCCGATGAAGGAATTGGAGTCCGCGATTAAGTCGGGACGTTTGCACCACGATGGCAACCCTATGCTGACCTGGATGATGTCGAATGTCGTCGCCAAGCTCGATGCCAAGGACAACATCTACCCGCGCAAGGAAAAGCCTGAGCAAAAGATCGACGCCGCAGTAGCGGCGGTGATGGGCATCGCGCGCGCCATGAGCGGCGATGAATTTAGCGCCATGCCAGATGACTACACGCTGATGACTGTATGAACCGAACCGAACGATTTTGGAAAAAGGTCGCCAAAGGCGCCGATAACGAATGCTGGAACTGGCAAGCAGGCAGAACAAAGGCGGGATATGGCGTCTTCAGGATGGATAAAAAGGTCGTCTTTGCGCATCGCGTTGCCTATGAATTGGCGTGCAGCACTATCCCATCGGGGATGCACGTTCTGCATTCATGCGACAACCCAGCATGCGTAAATCCGTCGCATCTGCGCGTTGGCACTCACGCTGAAAACATGCTGGACAAAGTGCTGCGTAACCGTCAGAGCAGAGTTTGGAGCGGGAAGGTTGGAGAGGCAGTCGGAATGGGTAAGTTGAGGGATCGTGATTTGCCGGATATTCGGAAGATGATCGCGCAGGGGATGAGGCAGGTCGACATCGCGAACAAATATGGAGTCCATCAAGCCATGATCTCCAACATCAAACTTGGTAAAAATTGGTCTGCCATCCAATGACTACGACGGTTTATAACATTTCTCTGCTGGCAGGCGTTGGCCTGATTGGTGCTGGTCTGGCGCAAATCAGTGTGCCGGTTGCACTGGTGACGGTGGGTGCCCTGGTCATTGGGCTGACTGTTCTGGGCGCCATTCTGAGCCGGAAGGGCTAAATGTTTTTCTCCAAACCGAAAGCAGACAGCGGCGATCGCAGCCCCTGGGGCGGGTTCTGGTTCAACCCGGCGCCGGCCCGGATCGGCGCTGCTCAGGTCACGCCAGATACAGCCCTGAGCTTGTCGGCCGTCTACGCATGCGTGCGCGTGCTGACCGATTCGGTGTCCACGTTGCCGTTCCAGATGTATCGGAACAAGGCCAACGGCGGCAAGACGCAGATCCGCGACCACTGGCTCTACCGGTTGTTCGCCAAGCGCCCCAACGACTACCAGAACCCGATGGAATTCCGGGCGATGATGCAGGGGCACCTGGCGCTGCGCGGTAACGCATTCGCCTACATCGTCGCCAACAACAAGGGCGAGGTAACCGATTTACACCCGATCCACCCGGACCGCGTGACGATCGAGGTGTTGAGCAACGCCGCGACCGGGCCAAACTGGCGCTACCGTGTCAAGAATCAGGATGGCGGCGAAACGATCATCGCCCGCAGTGACATGTTCCATGTTAAGGGTCTGTCGCCAGACGCGATTGTCGGCTACAGCCCGATCGCATTGGCGCGCAAGATGCTGGCGACCGGCTTGGCGGCGCAGGACTACGGTGTGAGGTTTTTCGACAACGATGCCTCGCCGACCAGCGGTTGGCTGGAGCATCCGTCCAACTTCAAGGACAAGGAGCAACGCAACCTCTTCCGCGAAGCGTGGCAGGAGCAGCAGTCCGGCGCCAACCGCGGCAAGGTCGCTGTGCTCGAATACGGCATCAAGTACAACCCGGGCCCGGCCATCAGTAATGCCGACGCCCAGTTCATCGAGACCAACAAGTACAACCGGTCGCAGATCGCATCGCTGTTCCGCATTCCGCCGCACATGATCGGCGACCTGGACCGGGCGACCTTCTCCAACATCGAACAGCAGGGCATCGACTTCGTCACTCACGCGCTGCGGCCCTGGCTGGTGTGCTGGGAAGAAGCGATCAAGTACACCTTCCTCGACCCCGATGACGATGACTTGTGCATCCGCTTCCCGGTTATCGAGCTGATGCGCGGCGATATGGCTGCGCGCTCCGCCTACATAAACACCGGGGTCCAGAACGGTACCTTGACCCGCAACGAAGGCCGAATCATGGAAGACCGCGACCCGTTGCCAGGCCTTGATGAGCCGCTCCAGATGGTCAACATGACGACGGTCAGCGAGGCAAAAGAGGAGAGCGCCGAGGAAGAGGAAAGCGAGGAGCCGCTAGACAACATGGCAGCGCCGGTGCCGAAGAATGATGAACGCCTCAATTCGCTGGCGCTGGCCGCATCTGAGCGCGTCGCCCGCAAGGAGACGCAGCTCTTGCTGGCAGCGCTGAAATCGGATGACTGGCCTGCTGCAGTGGCGGAGGCGATGGGCAAACACGCGACCTTCGTGGCGCAGGCGCTCGGTGTCTCCAGCCAGCAGGCCGGCGCCTACATTGATGCTCGCGGCCGCGATCCGATCCGCCTCGGCTCCGAGGAGTCCGACATCTACCAAGCGGCGCTGGCGCGCCTTACCAAACTGGCTCTCGAAGGGACCGTATGAACAAAATTCGCATCCTGTCGGCAGTGGCTGACCAGTATTGGGCGCTCGAGCCGGGCTATCTAGCGCGCATGTCCGCCGTGCTCCAGAACTGGGCGCTCGGCAAGGACGCCGCGCCGGAAGTGCTGGCCGACATCCAGGTCGCCCAGGCGGCGCGCGCGGCGCGCGCGGCGCGCGGCAAGGCCAATTCCGGCATCGGCGGCGGCATCGCCGTGCTGCCACTGTACGGCGTGGTCAGCCAGCGCGCCTCACTGATCGACGAGATTTGCGACGGCGGCACCAGCACCCAGAAATTCACGCAGTCGTTCCGCGACGCGATGGCCGACGACGCGGTGGGCGGCATCCTGATCGACATCGATTCGCCAGGCGGATCGGTGTTCGGCGTAGCCGACTTGTATGACGAGATCATGTCCGCACGCGGCGTCAAGCCGGTGTATGGACTGGTCAACTCGCTGTGCGCCTCGGCGGCCTACTGGCTGGCATCGGCCTGTTCGCAGATCATCGCGGTCAAGGGCTCGATGACCGGCAGCATCGGCGTCTACACACAGCATGTCGACATGAGCGAAGCGCTGAAGGCAGCCGGCATCAGCCAGGAATTCATCAGTGCTGGCAAGTACAAGGTCGAAGGTAACCAATACGGCCCGCTCACCGACGAGGGCCGCGCGTTCACCCAGTCCCAGATCGATTCGTACTATGCGGCGTTCACCCAAGCCGTTTCGAAAGGGCGCGGCGTGCCGATTGCGCAGGCCCGCGACGGGATGGGCGAAGGGCGCTGCCTACTGCCTGCCGATGCACTGGCAGCGAACATGATCGATGCAGTGGATACGTTCGACGGCGCGATCAAGCGCTTGAAGTCGGCTATCAAGTCGGGTGGTGCGAATGCCGCAACTGAGGTGCCGGAGGTGGTGGCGGAAGATGCGCAGACTGCGCCGATTGCCGCGACTGACGCACCGATCATCGATGCAGTCTCCACGACCGCTGAACTCACAGCCGCGACCGAGGCGCAGTCAGCCGCCCGGGCTCGCGCGCTGCAGCTCGCAACCGTTTAAGCAGTTTCGGGCCGCACAAGCCCACCGTGAGCCGGTCCATTGATCGGCAAGCGTCGCCCCGTCGGGCACCTGTGCAATCAAAGTCAGCCGCGCAAGCGGCTTTTTTTACGCCCATAGGAAATCAAACATGAACAAACGTGTTCTGCAGCAGAAAAAGGCCGCCGCTGTCGGCGCCGCCAAGAACCTGAACGACCTCGCCGCCAAGGAAGGTCGCGTATTCACGGCCGAAGAGCAGGGCCAGTTCGACGCTCACATGAAGGACGCCGAAGATCTGCAAGCGCAGATCGAGCGCGCGGAGAAGCTCGAGGCGATGGACAAGGGCGCGACCGTGTCGTTCGAAGACACGATTACCGTCGAGGAGAACGTCGCCAAGGATCCGAAGGGCGGCTTCAACTTCGTCGGCGAATTCATGCAGGCCGTGCACGGCGCGCATGTCGCCAAGATCAACGGCGGGGCGGTGGACAAGCGCTTGCTGATCGGCGCTGCCGCCCCTGGCGCCGGCACCTACTCCAACGAAGGTTCGGGCAGTGACGGCGGGTTCCTGATCCCGCCAGAATTCGGCAATGAAATCTTCCAACTGTCGCTGGGCGACAATGCATTCCTCGAGATGACCGACCAGGTCACCGTCACCGGAAACGCGATGTCGTTCCCGCGTGACGAGTCGACCCCGTGGGGCACCAACGGCGTGCGCGCCTACTGGCAGGGCGAAGCCGGTTCCGGCCAGGCCACCAAGCCTAGCTTCGGCTACGAGGCGTTGCGCCTGAAGAAGCTGATGGCGCTGGTGCCGGTATCGGACGAGATGCTCGACGACTCCAACGCCCTGGCGTCGTACCTGCCGAAGAAGATCGGCGCCTCGATCCAGTGGAAGACCAACGAGGCAATTCTGTTCGGTGCCGGCGGCGGCCTGCCGCAAGGCGCGATGAACAGTGGCGCCGTGATCACGGTCGCTAAGGATTCGGGCCAAGCGGCGAACACCCTGACCGCCACCAACTTGGCCAACATGATCGCACGCCTGCCGGAGGGCTCGTTCCCGAACGCAGTCTGGATCATCAACAACGACGTGTTGCCGGCGCTGTTCACCCTGCAACTGGGTAACTACCCGATCTACCTGCCTGCTGGTGCCGGCGTGGGCGCGATCAAGGGCAGCCCGTACGGCACCCTGCTGGGCCGCCCGGTGATCGTGTCGCAGCACGCGAACACTTTCTCGTCCAAGGGCGACGTGATGCTGGTTGACCTGTCGTATTACCAGACCATCACCAAGGCCACCGGCGTGCAGACGGCCACTTCGATGCACCTGTACTTCGACGCCGACGCCACCGCGTTCCGTACCACTTTCCGCGTCGACGGCCAGAGCAAGATCAGCAAGGCCATCGATCCGGCCAAGGGTACCACCCAGCTTTCGCCGTTCGTCCAGCTGGCCGCACGCTGATCGTGACAGGGCGGCTGGTGCCGCCCGTTCCGCTCCCATCACTTCACAAGGATCTCCATGAACCCGAACGTCAAACTCTCCGAAAAGGTCGCCATCCTGGCAACCCTCGACCCGGCTAGCGTCGCCGCCGGTACCGTGCTCACCGCTTGGGTGCCGCTGGCCAACGTTGGCCAGCTGACCGCCCTGATCCAGACCGGCGTGCTGGGCGCCTCGGCTACCGTCGACGCCAAGCTGCGCCAAGCCACCGACGCCAGCGGAACCAACGCCAAGGACATCACCGGCAAGGCGATCGCCCAGATCGTCAAGGCCACTGGCGACAACGTGCAGGCGCTGGTCGAGATGCGCGCCGAAGACCTCGATGTGAACAACGGCTTCGGCTTCGTCGCGCTGTCGGTCACCGTCGGCACCGCCGCATCGCAGCTGAGCGCAGCGCTGATCGGCTCGGTAACCCGCTACCTGCCGGCTTCGCAGTTCAATCAGGCCGCGGTCAAGCAGATCGTTTAATCCAGTCCGCGCCCCGGTTCGCTCCGGGGCGCTTCCAGACCGATCCTCATGCCAGAAATCCTGATTACGCCGCCGGCCGGCGAATGCATCCACGTCGACGAGGCGCGAAACGATCGCCGCATCGACGGTCGCGAGGACGACGCCAAGCTCAAGACGCTGATCGTCGCTGCGCGCCAGGCGGTGGAAGCCAAGACGCGCCAGCAACTGCTGCACGCGCGCTGGCAACTGGTGCTCGACGCATTCCCGGCGCCAGGCTGCGCATCGTTCGTGCCGATCGGCGCCGCAGTCAGCATCCCGCCATACGCGATCCGCCTGCCGCATTGCCCGCTCGCCAAGGTCGAGAAGATCGAGTACCTGGACATGAACGGCACGTGGCAGACCATGCCGGACACCGACTACGTGGTGAATCCCGCGATGATGCC